GGCAGTGAGTACCTGAACGTTGAGTTCGGGTGGCTTCCCTTGGTCCGTGAGATTACTTCATTTGCTTCGGCAGTGAAGGAATCTGGATCAATTCTTGACAACTATCGAAGAGATAGTGGCAAGAAGATAAGAAGGAGATATTACTTTCCTGACAAAAAGATTGAGAATCGTATGTATACCGGTGGATTTTTCCCGGCAACAAATCTCAATGTTTTTGGCAATGGGACGATGCATGAGCATTATCTCGAGGAGACCTGGTTCAGTGGTGCCTTTCGGTACCACATCCCAGTAACCCCGGGTGCTCTTGGAAAATTCCAACAGTGGTCGATTGCTGCTGACCGACTGCTTGGTCTTAGGTTAACACCTGAGACTCTTTGGAACATCGCTCCCTGGTCCTGGGCCGTCGACTGGTTTTCCAATGTTGGGGATGTTATGACTAACATCTCCCAACTTGGAAACGACGGTCTGGTTTTGCAGTACGGTTATGTAATGCACCATAGTTTGGTGCAGCACACAACACGAGCCGCCTTTGTCAAGAATTCTCAGACAAGGTGGTGCAATCGCTTCCAATCGAATGAATGGAAAATGCGGTTGCCTGCAACTCCATACGGCTTCGGCATCAACCTGCAAGCTCTTACGAGCAAACAGGTTGCCGTAATTGCGGCTTTGGGTCTTTCCAGGACTTAAGGTCGCACCGGCTAAGATATTTAGTCGGGACTTCCACCATGTTGACGGGGGATGGTCTCCCGTCATCAACTTGAAGGAGAGTTGCCCATGGCTTTCGCCGACCCTCAGAGTGTCACGATCAACGCGGTTGCTCAGACGCTCCCTCGGATTAGTTCCGAGAAGAACGCTGGCGTCTTCCAGAAGGATGACGCTACGGTCAAGCTCACCGTTTCCCACACCTACGGGAAGGGTCGAGCTCGTCGTATGCTCCGCCTTGATCACGCGAAGATCGCCGCTGACCCCCTGGCTGCTGGTATTAATGTCCGGCAGACAGGTGCCGTGTACCTCGTTACGGATTTTCCGGACGTTGGTTACACGGTGGCAGAGGCTAAGCAGATCGTGGATGCCTTGACGGCATACCTGACTGCGTCTTCGGGAGCGCGTGCCACCCAGCTTCTGGGTGGAGAAAACTGATCTGACCCATGTCGCCGAAAAGGCGACGTGTTTGTGGGTCTAACCAACCTACGAAAGATCCGTCACGCACACTCGTTCTGGTTGCACGGTTCATTAGTGGGGCCCTTTTGGGTTTCACTGTGACCGTAACGATTACTCTAAACCCCGGTTATACGCCGGAGAATGGAGTAGTCAGACTCCCAGATTAGAGGGTTCATTGGGCTACGGAAAGCGAACCACCCGATAGGATGGCCACTTTGAAAAGCCTTATGGCTCTCTGGAAAGAGGTAGCCGATGAACTGGCTACCTGGTGTCACACTAGCACCACTCTCGACTACAAAAAGCTCGAGAGGCGCGTCGAACACGAGGGTGATAGTTTCTTAACTATCACTCTTCCTAACTTCGGTTCGGACTTTGAGAAAGCCCTCGAAGCTAGGAAGGTGGATCACTGTCTCTTCGCAGGTTTTACGCGAAAAGATGGTCTCCCCCTATTCCTAGGAGGTTTCCTTGAACGTGTGTTCGACCGTGGTACTGCTCTGTTGCTTGACGAACCCTGCTTGGATTCCATCTTCGCGATACGTCAGCTAACGCTGATGTTCAAGAAGATGCTTCTCCCTTGCTCGAAAGAGCGGGTAGAAGCCGCCATTGCAGGCTACGTCATGTGTGAGAAGGAAGTGCGAAGTTGGGACGAAGTAAACCTTGGCGAGTCTCATGAAGACTTTTCAAGGATGTCCCTACTCCTCTGGGGAGATGTGCTCACCGCTCTCGATCGCGAGATCGCGGATGGTGAGCTTACCCCGAGGCACGGCCCAGGGTCCACGGCTGATCGACTTCTCGGTAACGAGAAGTATAATCAAGTCGAATGGACCACTCGATTGGAGAGCGTCTTTCCATTCCTGGAGAACGCGCTCCCGTCGGCCCGCTATCATGAGCGGGTGGGTGGTGTCACCTTCCTCGAACCCGATGCGGAACGACCCGTAAGGGTCATAACCGTACCTAAAACGCTGAAAACCCCAAGGATCATTGCGATCGAGCCAACCTGCATGCAATTCATGCAGCAGGCCATACTCGAAAGCCTCGTCCAGAAGCTCGAAGCCGTTCGTGTCGTTGGAAACACACGACAGAACGTGGCTTGCGGCTTCGTCGGATTCAGCGACCAAAACCCAAACAGGGAAATGGCTCGCATAGGGAGTCGTAATCAGACTCTCGCGACACTCGACATGAGTGAAGCATCCGACAGGGTTTCCAATCAGCATGTAATGCTCCTTACCAAATGGTGGCCTCACGTAAGTGATGCCATTCAGGCGACTCGGAGCACGAAGGCTGATGTGCCTGGTCACGGGGTTATCCCGTTGTCCAAGTTCGCGTCTATGGGTTCAGCTGTCTGTTTCCCTATGGAGGCCATGGTGTTTTGCACCTTGGTTTTTCTGGGGATCCAGGATCAGCTCGGCAGGCAGTTGACCAGAAAGGATGTTTTGTCCTACTCTGGCCAGGTGCGCGTCTACGGGGATGACATTGTCATTCCAGTAGATTGTGTCGATTCCGTGACCTCTCGTCTTGAGTCTTTTGGATTCAAGGTGAATACGAGCAAGTCTTTCTGGAACGGGAAGTTCCGAGAGTCTTGTGGCGGAGACTACTACGATGGAGAATGGGTAACTCCTGTTCGAGTTCGTAGAGAGTTTCCGTCGTCACGGAAGCAGGTTGACAGGGTGATTAGCCTTGTTGAGCTTCGCAACCAGTTTTACTTCGCTGGTTTGTGGAAGACAGCAGGCTGGCTTGACCGGCGGCTGAGGAATGTCCTTCCTCACTTCCCAGTCGTAGAGCCTTCATCACCAGCACTAGGGCGATGGTCCGTTGCGTTCTCTTACGAGGCGCAGCGTATCCACCCGAGTTTGCACAGTCCCTTGGTCAGGGCTTGGCAGACAAAGTCCCGAAGTCCGGTTTCTCAACTGGACGACGTGGGAGCCCTAGTGAAGTGGTTCTTGAAGCGCGGCGATGAGCCGTTCTTCGATAAGGACCACCTGCAACGTGCAGGACGTCCCCGATCCGTCGACATCAAGATCGGGT